AGCAAATCCTGGAGCATTTATTGAATCAACTGTTCAGCATGGGATTCCTATGGAGGATGGTGACACAGAAGCTTTCGTATACACAGGAGACGATTTGGTTATTAATCCAAAAGAGGAGATTGAAGTTATGAAAGAACCCGAAACAATTATGCATGCGGAAGAAACCGCTGTAAAAGAACCTGAAACAGAAACAACAGGAAAAAAGAAAACAATAGGTGACATTATTGATATGATGAACGACGAGCAGCGGGTTGTTCTTTATTCACTTGTTGGTGCTGCTCGCGAAGAAGGAAAAAATTCTAATGATGATGAGGAGGAAGATGAAGTGAAGCACAGCTTGTTTGAAACAAATGCTGCAAAGATGCAGGTAATTGGAATTGACAACGATGATTTCAAAATGCTCGAAGGTAGAGCAAAAGCAATGGGTGGCTCTTTGAAGGCTGCTTATGACGAGGCAATTTCGGAGGGAACACTTATCCATTCTATTGATACAACTGGTATGGATGTAGCATCCGGTACAAGTGATTATGGTATTAATGATCCTGATTTCCTGTTCCCCGATTACAAGGATATCAATCCCGTTCCTGAATTTATTTCTCGTGATATGGACTGGGTATCTGATGTACTTTCTAGCGTACATAAGACACCGTTCTCTAGAATTAGAACTATGTTTGCTGATATCACAGAGGATGAAGCAAGGGCAAAGGGATATATTAAGGGTGATCAGAAGAAGTCTGAAGTCTTCACATTGCTTAAGAGAACAACAGATCCCCAGACAATCTACAAGCTCCAGAAGTTTGATAGAGATGATCTCATTGACATGGAAAATGGTGGCTTTAACAAGGTTGCTTGGGTTAAGTCTGAGATGAACGTAATGCTCAATGAGGAAAAGGCTCGTGCAATCCTTATCGGTGATGGCAGAGAACCTGATGATCCGTATAAGATCAAGGAGCAGCACGTAAGACCTATTATCAACGATGTTCCTCTCTTTAACGTTAAGGTACCCGTAAATGTTGTTGCAGCAGATGATGAGGAAGCTATTGCTAAGAAGACTATTAAAGCAGTTCTCCGTGCTCGTAAGAATTATAAGGGTTCTGGTAATCCTACATTCTACACAACTGATGATGTACTTACAGAAATGCTCCTCATTGAGGATGAGATTGGTCATCGTATTTATAAGACTGAGCAGGAGCTTGCAACCGCACTTCGTGTAAAGAAGATTGTTACTGTTGAGCCTATGGCTGGTACAAAGGTTACAGTTGGTGCTGCTGAGAAGAATCTTGTTGGCGTTATCGTTAACCTTATTGACTACAATACTGGTGCAAACCAGATGGGTCAGAGAGCATTCTTTGAGGACTTCAACCTCGATTTCAACAAGCAGGAATATCTGTACGAGGAGAGATTCTCTGGTGCTTTGATTAAGCCCTACTCCGCACTTACAATTTATCTTGATGGTGATGAGGAATCTTAATCTAAAAATTTCAAAATAAGGAGGTCCAGCATATGAAATTTTCTGGAGTAGTTGGATTCTGGGTAAATGATGTTGAAGTCGAACCTAGTGTATTTAAGTCCAAAATAGAGGAAAAGCCATATGTTGGAGATCTCCTGAAGGATACTCGAAGATGGTCAGATCAAAGTAGTAGAGTAAATTCAACTTTACAACTTAGTAACAGAATACGAATCGTTGCAGATATGTATATGAATCGTAATTGGGATAATATAAAGTATGTAAAGTATCGGGGGCTTGATACTCCCTTTACTGTCACTTCTGTTGATCTGGACTATCCGAGTATAACATTAACCATTGGAGGTAGATACGATGGGGAAGACTCGTCTAGATCTGGATGCTGAATTACGAAAAATACTTGCAGATCAATACGGGGACAGTAAGGTTTATTTATACTTTCAGCCACCTTCGGGGGACAGGGTAAAATACCCTTGTATAATATATTACCGAAATTCAACTGAAGTAAATAAAGCCGATAACAAAAGATATATATCTTATACAAGATATACAATCAATTGGATCGGCGAAACACCTTCAGGACCTATTATTGATAAACTGCTTGATACTTTTCAGTTCTGCACTCATGATAATTCTTATGTATCCAATGGACTGAATCATGATGTTTTTACAATTTACTACTAGGAGGTAGCAAAATGGGAAGAATTATTTGGGACGCCGATGGTGAGCGTACTTATGAAAGTGGTACCGACAGAGGCGTGTTCTATATGATGAATGCTGATCCTACACAGGATGATAACTACAAGTATGGAAAAGGTGAGGCCTGGGATGGTATTACTGGATTTACATCATCTCCTTCCGGTGCTGAAGTAACAAAACTTTGGGCTGATAACAGAGTTTATGCTACAATGACATCTGCTGAAGAATATGGCTTTACTCTGGAAGCATACACCTATCCTGATTCATTTGCTGAATGTGACGGATCGAGGATAGTTAATGGTGTATATGTTGGACAGCAGAATAGAAAGAAGTTTGGTTTTACTGTTCGTACAATGAAGGGTAATGATACTCAGGGTTATGACTATGGTTATATCCTCCATCTTGTTTGGAATTGTACAGCTGGTACGACTGAAAGATCTTATGCAACACAGAATGACTCTCCTGAAGCTATTACATTTAGCTGGGAAGTTTCTACAGAGCCTGTTTCAGTATCGTCCCTCGATGCTGATATGCATGAGATGAAGCCCACAGCACATCTCGAGATTGATACGACCATGCTTAACTCTGCTCAGAAAGCTGTTCTTAAGAGACTTGAAGATATGCTTTATGGTACAGACGCTAATGCAACAGCTGGTACAACAGCAACAGACCCGAGATTCCCGAATTCTCCCGATGAAGTAATCGAGATGTTCGCAGAATCTGAATAATTTCAAAATCAAGAGGGGTTAGGTATTTTTCTAGCCCCTCTATTTTTTATTAAAAGGAGACCTTAATTATGTTTAAATACGTAGCAAAATATGTAGACTTTAATGGAGTCGAAAAAGAAAAAGATCTGTATTTTCATGTTTCAAGAGCAGATTTAACAGAACTCGAATTATCTTTTCCCGGTGGAATGTATGCCATTCTTAATAATATTGTAAGGGCAAAAGATAATGTAGAAATTTCTAAGATGCTTACACTTTTGCTTCAGACATCATTCGGTATAAAATCACCTGATGGTGAGAATTTTTCTAAAGGACCTGAAATTTATAGGGCATTTAGAGAAAGTCCTGCCTATGATGTTTTCTTTGATTGGCTTATTGAAGCAGATCATGCATCTGAATTTGTCAATGCTATTGTCCCTCAGGAAGTAGCAAAAGAAATGGAGAAACAGTCCAAGCAGATTGAAGCTGGTACAACAACTCCACTTAATTAAGAATATTAAAGAGGTGAGTGCAATGCTCGAACTTACTGTAAAAGAAGAAAACTTTGATGAAAAGACTAATAAGTTTGTTTATAGTAAGCCTGTAACTCTTAAGTTGGAGCATTCACTCCTATCTCTTTCTAATTGGGAGCAGAAATGGTGCAAGCCCTTTCTTATGAGTATAGGCAAAAAAGGAGAGTTAACACCAGAACAAATTTTTGATTATATAAAATGTATGACTATTAATCAAGTTGATGATGAAGTATACAATCGATTAACTAGTAGTGATATAAAAAAGATAATGGAATATATAGAAAGTCCAAGATCTGCTCTTAATTATAAAGCCATGAATTCAGGAAAAAGAGGAAATATTCAAGGCAAATTAATGACCAATGAAACTATTTATTATTGGATGATTTGCTTTGGAATCCCTTTTAGCTGTGAAAAATGGCATTTAAATCATCTTATTGCATTAATTTCATGGTGCAGTGAAGAAGAGAAACCAAAGAAAAAGATGTCAAAACATGACTTATGGGCACAAAATTCAGCACTTAATGCTGCTAGAAAGGCTGGTAGAAAGCCACATTTATAAGGAGGATTGCTCAAAATGAAGAAGAGTAAACTTACGACAGATGTAGTTGACTTTGGAAAAAAGAAGTCAAATCCGAGGGGTCTTGATAAAGTTATTCGTATTACACCTCATCACATGGCAGGAAATATGGGTGCTAAAGAGTGCGCAAAATATCACCTTACAACTACGGAGAGAAGTGCCTCTGCTAATTACTATATTAATGGTAAAGATATTGTTTGTGGCGTAAGTGAAGACAGGCGAGCTTGGACATCAGGATCTCCGACAAATGACTATAAAGCAATTACAATTGAGGTTGCTAATAGTACAAAAGGTCCTGATTGGAAAATTAGTAAAGCAAGTTATGACTCTCTTGTTGCTCTTTGTGCTGATATTTGTACCAGATACAAAATAGACCCGCACTATGATGGAACTAAAAAAGGTACTATTACAATGCATAAGCAGTTTGCAAGTACGACTTGTCCTGGGCCCTATCTTTCTAAATTAATCACATCGGGTCAGTTTGAGAAAGACATAAAAGCCAAAATGAGCGGATCTGTTGAACCTACACCTTCTCCAGCACCGACAAAACCTGAAACACCTAAAGATAATAGTTATCTTGTGCAGGTTACTGTATCTAGCCTTAACATTCGTAAAGGACCTGGTACAAATTATGGTACTTGTGGATCTATAAAAGATAAAGGTATTTATACAATAGTTGAAACAAAATCAGGAAAAGGTGCTAAGTCTGGTTGGGGCAAACTTAAAAGCGGTGCTGGTTGGATATCTCTTGATTATACTCTTAAATTGAGAAATGAGTAATATAATTAAAGTAAAACAGCGCGGTAAGTTTAGAAAAGCTAACATATTTTTTGACAAAATGTTGACGATTTCACAGTATCGTAACATCGAATCATATGCCAGAAGAGGAGTTGCGGCATTACGAGATGCGACCCCAAAAGATACTGGCCTTACTGCGAATTCCTGGTATTACGAAATAAAGCGAACTGACAATGGTATAACCATTGAATGGCTTAATAGTAATACAAGTGGTGAATATAATGTTGCTTTAATGATACAATATGGTCATGGCACTAAAAATGGAGGTTATGTGGCAGGAATTGATTATATAAACCCTGCCTTGAAACCGATATTTGATGAAATTGCAGATGATGTTTGGAAGGAGGTAAATAGATCATGAGTCGAACAGTCGATGAACGCGCTGTCGTGATGCAGTTTGATAACAAACAGTTTGAATCTGGTATAGCGCAATCCTCAAAATCTCTTGAAACCTTCAATAAAAATCTGCAACTAAAAGGTGCTACGAACGGAATTGACAATGTAGCAAAATCGTTAGCTAAAGTTGATTTTGGTTCAATTCAAAATAGTTTACAGTCTATACAAGATAGATTTTCTGCTTTTGGAATAATCGGAATGACTGTTATTCAGAATTTAACAAATGCCGCTGTAAACTTTGCTAAAAATGGATTAGGCAAAATGCTTAGTCAAATAAGCGAAGGTGGTAAGAGAAGAGCTATGAATATAGAAAGTGCTCATTTCTTATTACAGGGTTTGTTAGATGATGAAAAGCAAGTACAAGATGTAATGGATAGAGCGATGAAGTCAGTTGATGGAACCGCTTTTGGATTTGATGCCGCTGCAAAAGCTGCTTCGAATTTTGTTGCATCTGGTATTGAAGCTGAAAAACTTGATACATATTTAAAAGCAACTGCAAACTTAGCTTCAGCTACTGGCGCAGAATATCAAAGCGTTTCTGATATAATGGGCAAAATAGCCGGTCAGGGACGAATAATGGGTAACGAATTACAGCAATTCTCATCTATGGGTATCAACGCAGCCCAGTATATAGCGGAATATTTAACTGATGTAAATAAAGGCAAAATAGAAATAGATAAAGCTTTAAGAGATGAAATAAAACAATCTGGATTACTTAAAAAGAATCTCGAAGTATCCCAGGAAATGGTACGAGAAGCAATAACTGATAAGAAGACAAATATTCTTCCAGATGTTGTTGTTGAAGGATTAAATACTAAGTTAAAAGAAATTGCAAAAAGAGCCAATGAAACTTTTACTGGTGCTGTATCAAACGTAAAAGCGTCTATGTCAAGAATGGGTGCTATGTTTTATAGTCCATTAGTTGAACAAAATAGTAAAGTTATTCAGATGGTGAATGCTCTAAGAATTGCATTTAATGGTCTTAATAAAGGTATAGCTCCGCTTGCAAAACAAGTAACTGATATAATCCTTGGCATTTCGGAATATTTCTCGTTTATAGCAGAAGGAATTGGAACAGATAACGAAAAATCTCTTTTACATACAAAGGAGTTAATGGAAGGAATTCACGCTATTGTTCAGCCTTTTCTTATGGTTATGAGAGCAATAGTTGAGCGAACAAACGCTTTATTTGGATCCGATTGGGTAAAAAGGTTAAATGGTGCTATTGATGCATTCTCAAAATGGGCAAAAGCTGGAAGATTGGTAATAACATCAACTTCTGATTTTACTTATAAAATAGATGCATTACTTCTGTCTGTAAAAAAAGTAACAAAACCAATATACGAATTTGGAACAAGATTAAGAGATGCTTTTTATAAAGTTTTTAATCTAGAGGATACTGGAAAAAATCTTATGGGATTTATTGATATCCTTACAAAATTCTTTAATTCATTTAGTGGTTGGGACCCTACAAGGGGTACTGGATTAAGTGAGTTAATTACATTTTTTGAGGCAATAAAATCAATAGGTTCTTCTGTAGGATCAGTAATAAAAACAGTATTTGAATCATTGTTTTCAGTATTCGATTTAACGGATGTTCAAGGAACATTAGTTGGCTTTACAAAATTTATATCAGATATTGCAAAAAAGATTGCAGATTTGTTATCAATAGATACTGGTGGTTTAGCAAGATTAAAAACAATATTTACAGATTTATTTACAGGAATAAAAGATTTATTTAATGTTCAAGGTGATGCCTCTGGCGGAATCATGGATATGATATTTGGCTTACTTAATTCTGTTAAAGATAGTCAGCTTCTGTATAATATCTTAGATCTTATGGTTTCTGTATTTATTGCATTAAAAAATGTTATAAAAGATGTTGTAAATAGTATTTTTACATTTTTAGAAGCAATAGGTTTGATGAATTCCGATATAGATGGAACAACAACACCCATATTGCAAAAAGTAAGTGATTTTATTAAAAATCTTTCAGACAAAATAAGAGGATTTAGATTACCATCATTTGATGGTTTAATTGAATTTTTTAAATCAGTTGGACAAAGTATAAAGAATTCAGATTTTAAGGGCATATTAGGTGATATAGCAACAGCAATACGAGATTTGTTCTCAAAAACACCAAGCGAGGGCTCTGTTGATAAACTCAAAAAGCTTTTAGATGTTATTACTAAAGGTGTAATGATTCTTGGTGGTTTAAAAATAGGACAATTAGTAACTAGTTTACAAGGATTAACTAGTGGTACTGCAGCAATAAATGGTGTATTTAATGCTTTAGGAGGACTTGGCGAGAAGATAAAAAGTTTCATGAAGATGGGTAACATAACAGATACTCTAAAACAAATTGGAACAACTCTTCTCATATTTGTAGCCTCATTATATATAATATCTAAAATACCGGAAGAAGATATAGATAGATCTCTTGTTTATTTGGGTGGAGCCTTCGCTGCAATAATTGCAATGATGGAATTAGTGTCCAAAATAGGTGGAAATTTATCTAAAGAAGGTATAAAAGGTATTAAAGTATTAAATGGTACAATAAAAGCAGTAAGTACGGCAATGATAATGATAGCAATATCATTGTTCATAATGGCAAAAGCCATAAGTAATGTGGATAATGTAGATGATATTGTTAAAGTTTTTGCTGTTGCTATGGGTTCTCTTATTGCTTCAGTTGTAATTATTTCTAAGCAAAGCCAAAAAGTAAATGTAAAAGGAATAGCAATTCTTACATTATTACTAAAAGAACTTTCAAAATCAGTATTAGTAATGTCTATAGCATTTGCTATAATAGCCATAGTAGTAAATCTTGATAGAACTGGAACTGTATTAAAAACTTTTGAAATAATGTTATTTTCTTTATTAGCTGTAATTGTTGTTATAGGTCTTATATCTAATAAAGTAAGTCCAAAAGCAATAGCAACGTTTTCATTAATGATGGTAGCACTCGGATCGGCAATGCTCGCTATGAGTGTTTCTCTTGTTATAATGGCAGCTGGATTACTACTCCTTTCGAAAATACCAGTAGAAGGCCTATGGCAGCGAGTTGGATCGCTTATTGCGATTTTATCTGCTCTTGGCGTTGCTGCTGTTGTAATAAAGAAAGTTGGATTATTTAATGCTGCCGCTTTGCTTGTAATGGCTGCCGCATTAATTGTTGTTGCAGGGGCTTTACTTGTATTCGAACATATAAGTTGGGAAACCATTGGAAAAGCAGCAGTAATGATTGGTGTTTTGGCTCTTGCTTTAGCTGGGTTGGCAGCTCTTGGTCCAATGGCAGCAACATTAATACCGATTGCTACTGCATTACTTTTAGTAGCAACTGCTGGATTAGTTATAGCATCAGCTATATTGGTACTTGCCGCTGCAATTAATTTATTTGCTACAGCTATAATATTACTTGATAAGGCCGTAACATCTGTGGCATCAAGTAGTTCAAAAATTGGCGAATTTTTTGGAAATATGGTTGTCTCATTAACCGAGGCAATTTCAAAATCATCAGATACAATAAATAAAGCAGTTTCTACTTTTATTACAAGTCTTATAACTAATATTATTAATGGATTTGTAAATATGGGTTCTAGTATAGCAGTTAACTTTGCTAATTCGTGGCAAAATGTAATGAACGCTATTACTGGAATGGGTGGAAAAGATAAAAAATCTGGCGAAAAAATGGCAAACGCTACATTTGGGGATTTCTTAGACAAAATAAAGGAAATATTCTCCTCTGAAAATGTTGCAAAAGTAAAAGAATCCGTTGTTAATCTTGTAAATGGTATTCTTGATGCCATAATTGAATTACTGCCCAAAATAGAACAAATTCTTGATGAAATAGGATTATATGGAGCTGCAGCATTACCAAAATTCTTGGGTGGATTACTTTCTGGCTTTGGTGATGTATTTGCTCAGTTTGGAAGTGCATTAGCAGATACGGATGGCGGTTGGACGACAACATTCGAAGTACTGTTTGGTGATGTGATTGATGCTGCTAATAGATTAATTACAGTAAAAGGTCCTTCAATAATAGATACAATACTTAATTTACTTACTGTATTAGTTGCTAAAGTACAAACTTGGACTGAACTTAATTTCCCTGTAATTCTTGATACTTTATTCTTTATGTTGGGTGCTGCTGTTGTTAAATTATCAGAGTGGTTATATGTTAATATGCCAACAATAAATGATACATTGCTATTTGTTCTTGGTGGTATCCTCGATACGACTCTTAGATTTTTATCAACAGCTTTTGTTAAGCTTATGGACTGGTGGAATGATAATTGGCCTACAATATCGGAATTCCTTTATACTACATTTATGGATACTCTTGAATTGGCAGCCAAAGCTTTAGTTGATTCTACAGAACTCATTACAAAAACAGCAATCGAATTAGGATTCTCTGTAATGATTGGTTTTATGGATGGTATTGCAGAAAAATTACCAGAATTAACAAATTCCGCTATAAGTTTAGTTGAAACTATAAGAGATGAAGTTGTAACTGAAGAAAATGTCAAGAGAATAATGGACGCTGGTGCTGGAATTATTCTTAATTTCCTAAACGGTATGTCCGAATGGTTAGAAGATGTAAATAATATAAAAGAAATTAGAGCTGCAATAGACAGATTTGGTAAAGCTATTATTAATGCTATAAAAGCCTTCTTCGGATTTGATGATAATGGTAATCTCAATAAAACTGGAGAAATGTATAAAACAACTGGCAATTTCTTACAAGGATTTGCTAATGGTATACAAAGAGCTTGGGAAAACAATCCCGTTAGTAAAGCTTTAAAATGGTTTACCGATAAGATAAAGGGCGATACAGAAAAAGGACTTGAAGAGCATTCACCTTCAAAATTTACAGAGGGATCTGCAAAATACTTCGTTCAGGGATTTGCTAATGGTATAAAAAAGAATGCCAAAATAGCAACAAACTCTATAACAGAAATCACAGACGATATTAAGGATTCCTTCTCCGTATTAATGGAATCGCTCAAAATAGTTACTGATGAGGAGTTTGATCTTGATCCAGTTATTACTCCTGTTGTTGATGTATCTAATATAGAATCAGCAGCTGAAATGGCAAGCAATGCTTTTAGTGGATCAAGTGGAGGATTTGCTGTAACGTATGGAGCAGCATCAGCCCTTGCCTCTAACTTTGCTCAAAATGGTGGAGTTGGTTCCAATACATCTACAAATAATAGTAGTGTTGTTAACTTTACTCAAAATAACTATTCACCTAAGTCTCTGTCTCACTATGAGCTCTATAGACAAACCAAAAATCTATTGCATACAATAGAAGAAACAAAATGATGGAGGTAATAGCATATGATTACGTCAGTTTTTGTGACAAATCATCACGGAGAACGATATGAGCTCCCTTTAAGCGATTATCAGTCTTCTGGATTTATCATAAAAAACATAACTGGTATCAATCCTACTAAGGCTTCCATTAACACCTCCTCAGGGGCTCTTTCCCCTGGGGAGTTTTTTAATTCAAGCAAAATAGATAAGAGAAACATAGTCTTTGACTTTGACTACTATGATGATGGTGGTTTAATAGAAGATAAAAGACTTCTCTTATATAAAATATTTGAAGTTAATACTTTAGTTGATTTGGAAATTCATTCTGATAGGTTGAAAGTTAAGACAAAAGGCTATGTAGAATCGCATGAACCTACAAGATTTGCAAAAGAATGTGGAGCAAGCATAAGTGTTATCTGTCCAGATCCATTTTTATATGCCCTTGCAGAAACATCATTTGCAATGACTGATCTTATTAAGAATTTCCATTTTACGTTTTTTAATCCTGATCCACCTGAAGAATTACCAGCTTCGACAATAGTCTTCGGTTATTACGATACTAACTCATTAAAGAAATTAACTAATAAAGGTAATGCTAGTGGTATTGGAATTGAGTTACATGCACTTGTAAGAGGAGAAACACTTACAAATTTTGTATTTGGAAATCAAACAAGAGGCGAAGCAATTAGATTAGATGACCAAGTATTAAATGCTATGGTCCCTGGTGGAGTCCAGAACAATGACGAGATAGTTATATCCTCCATACGAGGAAAGAAGTCCATTGTATTACGAAGACTTAACCAGACAATAAGTATTCTTCCTTCAAAAGTATTTAATAGTGATTGGGTTTACTTGGATGCAGGCGAAAACGATCTCTACTATACTTGTGATGAAGGAACAAGTAATCTTGATGTAAGACTGGTTTATACCGCTGCATATTTAGGAGTGTAAATTTCATAATGCGAGACTATACAAGCACACCCTTACAATTATATACAAGGGATTTTACATTAAAGACCGTAATAGATGTATATGACTCGTTTGTGTGGACAGATGTCTATTGCGGTTATAGTGACTTTGAGCTCAAAATGCCAAATATGATAGCCGCTGGATATAATATTCAGGTTGGAGATCTTTTGGAGTGCCCTCTGTCCACCAAAATAATGATTGTTGAAGCTTTAAACATAGATCATGGTAACCAAAACGAGGTTACTGTAACATATAAGGGGCGATCTCTCGAATCAATACTTATACGAAGAGTTATGAGGAAAGAGGATCTACCAGATATTGTTCCGCAATTAGATGACGGAGAATATGTTAGAGCTTCTATAAGGAATTTCTGGGACTCTATTAAGTATATACTTGATAGAACTGCTGTTCAAAATACCTTAGAATCTGGAGAACACCCAGGTTTATCGAATCCTAATAGGGCTTTTCCATTACTTGGTTATGTTGATCCAGATGATGAGCAAATAGAAGATCAGACAACACCATACGTTGATTTTGATGGCATGACTGTATATGATTACGTTTGCTCTGTGTTATTCTATTTCGGATATGGATTTGAGATTAGTTTTAACTATGCAGGAATAGACGATTCTTCTAATTCAGGCATTCCAGATAGAAAAATGCTGTTTAAAATCTACAATGGTAAAAAGAGAACATTCAATCAATCAGAAAATGATCGAGTTATATTCTCAATGGATGATGACTCCACGTTTAAAATGGACACTACTATTGATATGTCTAGTTATGGAAACATGGCAATGGTTATTGGCCCACACGAGTGTTCTATCGTTGAAGATGAAAATGGTGATAAGCAACTTGTAGAAAATCCTGCTGTAAGGTATACAACAGATGTATATAATGCAGTCTCTGGATGGGACAGATATGAAGTATTTGTTGACTGTTCGAGTATTCCCAATTCAGATACAGTCAGGGATGTCCCGTATTCGGATGAGTACATAATCGCTCAGATGCGATTTAATGCCATAAGAGTGGTTAAAAGCTGTATGGGCGGTAATGTATCCTATAGTCCGTCTATAGACTATGATCCTTATAAAATTTATAGGGAACATTATTATTTAGGAGATTTAGTTAATGTCATTGACGATCTAGGGAGTATAGCGATGGTTAGGATTGGTAGTTTTTCACAATCAATAGATCCAAATGGATATAAAGCATACCCTAACTTTGAATCTGTATCTCCTATTGGTGGTTATAGAGTTCTTGAGCAGACAGATAATGGCTCTGATATTGCTCGTGCTATGGAGACTGGTGATGCTGTCCGTGTTACAGAACAAAATAACCTTGAATTGTTTGATGACACTAGTGATATTTAAAGGAGACTCAAAGTCATGGCTGATATGGAAAAAAAGAAGATATCTGAACTTGATCCTGCATCTTCTATAAACTTATTAGATTACTTTGAGGTCTCAGAGCCTCAAAATGGTGGCCAGAGTTACGAATCAAAGAACATTACTATCGAACAACTGAGAAATTATATATTTGAATCGGCTTTTCCAGTTGGATCTATTTATATGTCAGTTGACTCTGAGTTTAATCCTCATAATAAATTTGGTGGGGATTGGGAGTTGTTTGCTCAGGGTAGAACTATTTTTGGTGTTGATGGTAACACCGATGATTCTAATTCTAGTTATAAAGAGGCTTGGGGAAAGCCTTTAAAAGAAGGTGGAGCATCAGCATTAACACTTGATGAAAACACAATGCCTGCTCATAGGCATAACGAGCACATCTATACGAATGTTGATAAAGGGGCCATCGAGTTTGCTATAAGGCATCCGTATGATCCAAACAACTCAGTTTCCCCTTCAATTTATATCCCAGAAGGTCGAGGTGCTGCCACAAAAAGAGGTAGTACTCACCATTGGAACACTGGTACTGTATGTAAATCACAGAGTCCTTCTTCTGGGGACAATTACAAAAATGGAGATAAGATTAGTATAAAACTTCCTGCTATACAAACATCTGTTACTATAGCAGAAAATGGTAATGCTGATCCTATATCACTTTACCCTCCTTATGTAACATGCTATATATGGAGGAGAACTGCATAAAGGAGTGTTCAAAATGTCTAATAATACCAGAATAACAGATTTAGAGCCGGTTGATATGACAAAAAACGAAGATACTCCGAGTTATGTATGTGATGATAGACTTATTGAACTTGTTCAAAATGATGACAATGTCTCTGCAAAGATAAGCGATATAAGAGAGTCCATTGTTAATCAAATATATCCAGTTGGTTCTATATATCAGTCAACTGAACCGGATAATCCTTCAATAGCTCTTAACTTACCAAATTCAACTTGGAGATTATATGGCCAATCTAAAACAGGATCTTATGGTGCTCCAGCTGCTTTATTTGGTTATAAGGCGGGGGATAACAACTTTACAGTTAGTGAAACTATAAGAGGTCTTGATACATCATCAATCTCTGGTGGATATATCGACTGGAAGAAACACTGGGGATGGAAAAGATTACGAATTAGTAATTTTAGTCCGCATGCTCATGCTGTTGAATTAAGTAAATTAACTTCGTCATGGGTTTGGTTTATAAGTGATGAAGAGGGCTATGATACAGTCGAAACAATTGACATAGCTCTTAGACATGGGTATGGTATTCTAACGTCTCTACCTCCAGTAATTAATGATATTATCGAAAAGAGAAATCTCGGAACAACTACGACAAACATACTCAAAGATCCTAGAGTTGATGAGGTCAAAATAAATGGAAAAACTGTAAAAGTTGATACATCTAATCGTCAGTTTGTTACATATGATGGAAAAGAGTATATTTATTGTACCGTTGCTCAGATGAAGTCAAAAACTAAAGATGGAGATTGGGCAATTAACAAAGGTACAACTAATGTTAATAAATGGTTATTAAATCAGGCCCCACTTCATGAAAATTCTTTAGGCAAAATAGCAATACCTGACGCAAAAGCGGGGAGTAATTCTGTAAAATATCCAAATTACAATCCCGTTGCAAACCCCATAACTGGTAAAAAGAATGGGGTTAGTGTCGTTAGGGTTAAAGCTAATAATGCTGCCGGATATACGGATATAGATAACTTTACAGTAGGTGACTGGGTTGAATATACTGACTCAGAGGGGGTTACCGCTCAAATTGTCTATAGTAAAGACTATGAAGTGACCGAAAAAAACAATACAATTACTGTAAAAACTGTTAACAAATGGATACCTTATCATGATGTATGGCAAAATAAATATTGGGGTAGAATAAATACAGATATAACGACAAGTAGTGGTAAGCTTAAGCCTGGGGTTACTCTTATAGAAGAGAAAAATAATAGTGATCCTACACTTGGATTCTATGGTACTGTATTAGGAACACCTAAAAAAATATCTGCCCATGCAGGTGATATAGTATCCTATAAATATGGTGAATATATATATAATCCTATAAAAAGCGAATTAGTAGTTCCTGTAAAATCTACTACAAGTGCAAATGAGTACGATCTGATTGAATTAACTGTCAATACTTGGGCTCGTGAAGATACTGGTATTGATTCGATGACTAAAGATATACCAGAGGATCACGATGTTGGTCAGGATTATCCTAGAGCAATGGTTCGCCCTGAGAATGACCCGAATCCAGATCCCGAAGAAGTTCCTCCCGAATTGCAGTATATATCTCAGATTGAGGTTGGTAATCAGAGTGATGAACATAAATGGGATACTGGTGCAGGTCTTAGACTCGTTGGTTCTGATAGACTTGCAAATGTAACTGACGGATATGCAGTATTACTTTGGCCAAACGAAATAACACAGTTAACTCCAGAAGAAATATCATATCTTACTACTCACTATTTTAGTGAAATAAATGAATGTGCAAACCCGCAGCAAGCTCAATCACTAATACAGGCTTTTAGAATAGAGTTATATGAAATCTTGAATGAAGCAGAAAGATGGCATCATGATTCTATAAAAACTGATTATGCTCCGGAATACCCTGCTTTAGAATATACTTCTAATATTTGGAATACTTTAGAGGGGCCTACTGTTACTTCAGATAGTATTGAGAAACTTATAGAGTGGCATTCACATACAGTAGATAATTGGGAAGAAATTTCAAAATCAGAGAAACTTAGTGATGATATGTCACACACTGTTGGAACCATCGTTGATGTGTTACCTCCATATGTAACAGCATATAGATGGGTTAGAATATCTTAATTAGGAGGTATGCTCAAAATGGCATTTGAGAGTTATGGTTTTAATGATGATAAAACTAAATATGATTTGAGTGAAATAGAAGCATTAAAAAATAGATTAGAAAATATAGAAATATCATTTAAAAAGGCTATTTATCCTGTTGGAGCTGTCTATTTTTCAGTAAATAAGACAAATCCAGCGGTTGCTTTAGGTATGGATGGAACAACATGGCAGGAGATTTCTACATCTCAGAGATTCCTTGCTATTACACCTACATCTACTAATCTTAGTAATGGTGGAACTAACACATTCAAACTAGCAGCAAACCAGTTACCGGATCATGCGCATCGAATTGATACGACAACTGATATGCAGACTGTTGACCCGTTTAAACGTGTTCGAATCGTTCCTATGGGAACCGGTGGAAGTACTGGCGACATGCCGTATAATCTTGGCTTTAAACTGGCATTTAGACGAGGTTTTGGTCAGACTGTAACCATGCTTAAGCATGCTGCAAATGATCGTGTTACTTTATATGATAAGGATACAACAGAAGCTGCTTTTAATAATTCATTTGCTCTTGAGACAACTGCTGGACAAACAGCTCAGTCTCAGAATCCTCAGGTAGCAGAAATGAATATAACTGCTAATGCAAAAATTACAGGCTTTACAGGTGTTGGTATTTATGATGATGATGCATATGCTAGTACTGAAGTAACTGGAAGCTCTGTAACTTATCACGATTTGACCCAGCAGAATATCGACAATCGACCTGCATATACAACTGTCTATGCTTGGAAGAGAATATCTTAAGGAGGAAATTTCATAATGTCTGTAAAATTTGGATTTTTTGACTCAGTTGAATCTAGTGGAGTCCAGGACAGAGTTTATTCCTCTACAGATTTCAATGAATATTTCAAGGGTTTCATGGGTCATTATATAAAGGTGAGGCAATCAGATGGTACTGACAAAATGGTTCCACAGTTTGGATCTGGTAAATTTGCTAATGTTGGTATGGAACTTCAGGTTGCCCCCTTAAGTGGCTTAATGGTTAGTGTTGGTAGTGGTAAAGCCCTTGTTGACTACCATTGGTATGAGCAGGATGCTTCTGAGACAATCACATTTGCAGCGAATCAAAATGCTAGTTTAACTAGAATTGATAGACTTGTTCTTAGGAGCAATTCAAATCTTACTGCTTATAATGGTACCCCTGCTAGATCGGTTGAATTAGCTATTATCCAGGGAACACCGAGCGATCCGCCTACATTACCACCAATTAATACCTATGAAGATACGGCCCAGGATGGAATATATGAATTGCTTCTTGCTAATGTAAAAATTAGACCGGGGGCAAGCGTTATAACATCTGCTGATATAGACCAGGCTAGTTCTCCTATAATTAGAGCACTCCTTGACCAAGGTCAGAGTCTCGATTTGCTTATAGCTCAGTATACTGAAAAGCTTAATAGCATGGCTTCAGTAATGGATAACTGGTTTGAGTCCAAAATAAATGATTGGAATAACTGGTTTTACGATATAACCAATAATCTTACAGTTGGTGGTTACATAAAGAGTTTTCATAAGCATATAAATTCTGTTCAAAATAGCACAATTGACTTAGATATGACCAACTATGTCTATCAGTCTGACGATGTGTTCTTAGTAACATATAATGGTCTTATGCTTACTCGTGGTGTACATTATACTATAGCTATGGCTGGGGAATTGGCACAACTTACTCTTATAACAAGTAAAGTTGGTACACAGACAGCAAGTGATATGGATATCACGGTGTTAAAGACAAATCTCTCACAGCGAATTGATGGAACACTTGGCTCTGCTACTGGTGCTAATTATATTCATGTATCTAATATAGCACTTGGATCTAGAGCTTACGGATTTAAGATCAATAGCCTCGGTACAAACACAACACCAACGATGGTTTGTAATAATCGTAATCTTGCAGATTTATCTGGAATTGAATCCGAGACCTCTGGTGGTGTTACAATAACACCTCTTACAGGATCAAATGCAGGGAAATTCCTGCTTGAAGGCTCCAATACATCTGGTGAAGATGTCGTGTTTACTTGTGCAGTTCCTACAAAGGCATTTGCTTACAACGGCGAATATAATATTAGTCTTGACGGTAGTGGTGATAATCTTTCGGATGGTGTTCACTTTACAATTGCTAGCATTTACGAAGAAACAGTTACTGATATAGCAACAGCAGATGTTGGAACACCAGAAGTATTTGTTACAAACGATACTGAAGATAAGACGTTCCCAGAAGATGTTGTAATTTTCAAAATCACGGTAGATTCTGATGCTACAGAAGAATTTAACTATATTATATCGCCAATGATTGAGTATGGACATGATACTCATGACTTTATGGCACCATATTCTAGTGAATTTATATATGGTGAAGGACTTCCTACATTCACTGATAACTTTGCATATATTTATGCTAAAGAAGATGATCAGGCAAATACTTATCAACTTATCTATTATGTTCTGTCTGAAGGCTCAGCGGATAATATATCTTATTAAGGAGGACTGTTCAAAATGGCTATAAGAACTATTGATGATACTAGTCTTTCTAATATTGCTTCTGCTATTAGGGCTAAATTAAAGTCTGAAGATACTTTTAGACCAGATCAGATGGCTAGTGCTATAGAGAATATTAGTGGAATGTATCCAGATTGGGAACAAATAGGATACGAGGAAACTCCAGAATCTATAGTTGTTGGATATGAATATGCGTTAGAAGTAGCTGAAAATTGGGACCCTACAATTACAAATAGACAACTTGCTTTTCGTGATAACTATAATCTTGTTTATTTTCCAGTTGTTGATATGAGTAATGCTACAATTGCTGATAGGATGTTTTTGGGCTGTACTGGATTGCAGTTCTTTCCTGATGGTTTGGATTTTAGTAGTATAACAACAAATATTAGTGGATTTTTTAAACAATGTAGTGGATTAAAAACTATTAAAATTGGGCCATTTGGCTCTAGCAATTCAGAGCTAAATGCCAATGAATTTGCTAATAGTTGTTATTCATTAAAAAAAGTAGAACTCGATTGTTCTCACATCAAGTATTTAAATTCAGCTTTTACTAATTGTTATTCACTAACCAATCTAATCCTAATAAATACAGACGACATACAAGAAATTGAGAATGCTTTTAAGTATTGTTATAATTGGTCAGGTATCGATGGTGTTATTGAATTAACATTTAATAATTGTTATAAATTTTGGGAAGCCTTTTTAGCTGCTGGAAAAGATACAAATGGATTTGATTTAATATTAAATGTTCCAGTAGCTGCTGGTATGGGTCATTTATGTTATGGTCAAGATACCAAAGTTAAAAGTGTAACTATAAATAATGGATCATCTAATCTTACTACATTAGACGAAGCTTTTTTAAATAACCATTTATTGGAATCAGTTTATATAGAGAAAACGTCTAGTGTAGAGAATTTTAGAGGCACTTTTTATGGTTGCGATAATTTAACTAATATATCTGAATTAAATATGACATCTGCAACAATAACTGAAAATTGTTTTAGAGGATGTAGTTCTCTTGTATCTATTGATATAGTTAGTACAGGAAACCGCATAACAAATATGAAGGACATGTTTAATGGATGTACGTCCCTAGAAGATGTTCCAGTAATAGACATGAGTTATATACATACTGCCAATCTCGGTGTTTCACAATTAAACAATATGTTTTATAATTGTATTAGTCTTACTGATGAATCACTTAATAATATTCTTGAATCGTGCGCTAATTCTGGAATTACAGGCAGTCCCGCATTATCTAATCTTGGTTTTAACAGTACTAACTACCCTGCAGCAGATATTCAGGCCTTAGACAATTATACTGATTTCATAGCAGCTGGTTGGTCTATTGGGTACTCCTAAGGTAAAAGTTAGCCTATGTACTAACCGGCAGGAGGACCTGAGATCTAATCGAAACCACCTTAATAAAAAAGCTGCGTCTGTAAAAGACATAGGCTAATTTTTCATAATAACACAGGAGACTAGAAAAATGAAGCAGCGAGACATTGTTTATATTCTTAAAAATGATGTTAAATCAGACGAGCTTCGATATAGTTTGAGATCTGTATGCGAGAATTTTCCTTGCAGACAGGTAGTATTCATCGGGGGTTGTCCTAAAGATTTACATCCAGATCTTTATATTCCTCATAAGCAGGAAGGAAGTTTAAAATGGCAGAAAGCGGTATCATCTATGAAGAAAGCCTTTGTAGATGACCGCATTTCTGATGAATTTTTCTTATTCAATGACGATTTTTTTGTTCTTAGACCAATAGATACTGATAATTTTATTAATTTTACAAGTGGTACACTCGAACGAAGGGTTGCTGAATTAGAGGAAAATCTTAAAAGAAACACATCGTATTCGAATGGACTTAAGAATTTAAAATTTCTTCTTAGAACAAATGGATATGATGGAATGTCATTTGCATTGCATTTGCCTTTTCTTGTAAATAGGCATGATTGTATGGAATTAATAGGAAAATATCCAGAAGCTTTTATGTTTAGATCACTATATGGGAATGTTTATCATATACCATATATGTATCATCCAGATGTAAAAGTTTACACAAATGATAAAATACCGGAATTCGATGATTACCTATCGACATCAGACGAAGCTTTTGCAGATGGTCTCATTGGTGAATATTTAAGAAGTAAATTCCCAAATCCTTGCCGATATGAGTATCTAAGAACTGAACCAGTTAAGGAATTATATACTGAAGAGGGCGATCAACTTTACGATATATTGCCGTTGGAGGGAAAAACATGAAAATAAGACAAGGTACGACACCGTCAATATCTATTTCTTTACCATATGGTGTTTCTCATGATGATATCGTGTCCGCTGCTATAACAATTAAGCAGTCTGGTACAATAAAAATAGAGAGAAGTCTTCCTGAGATAGATTTCAATGAAGCCTACGGTGCCATAAAATTAACACAACAGGAGACCTTGAGTCTTAATTGTAACGAGAGGGCATTTATACAGGCAGCTTGGACAACCAATGATGATAACTGCTATAGATCACAGTCTCAAGAAGTGACTATTGACAGAGCGGATAAGTCGGAGGTAGTTTAAAATGGCTGATATTGCATATGAGGCTGAATATAAATCTCAGATGACGTATTATGCATTCTACGTACGAGCATGGGAATACCAAGCAAATTATAATGAAGAGATACGTTATCATGCTTGTTATCAAAATAATATAACATATGGGGCTGAATATGACAATATCTTAGTGTATGAAGGCGAGTATGACATGCCTGCTCCTAGTGGAGAAGGTACAAAAGATTATAATTTATTATATAATAAGCCTCAGATCAACAATGTAACTTTAATCGGGAACAAAATGCTTCCTGAGATAGGAATTGATACTATATCATATCTTGATATAGCGAATTTATTTAATTAGGAGGAAATATGGCTGATAAATATCTGAATTATTCTGGATTATCACAGTTTCTCGATAAATTAAAAACCTTTTTTATTCAGGGTGTGCAGGTTAATGGTAATGACTTAACACCTAGTAATGCAGGAAAAGTTAATGTACTCATTCAAGAAAGTACAAATAATGGTAAGATAAAAGTAAATAATGTAGATGTAGATATACACGGTCTTGGATCTGCTGCTTATACGGCATCTACAGCTTATGATGCTGCCGGTACTGCTGCTGCAGCTGTTGCAAGTCTTACAATTCCTACAGATACAAATGATCTTACAAATGGAGCTGGATTTCAGACATCTAGTGATGTATCATCCGCTATTTCTACTGAACTCGGAAAGTTAGATTCGTCTGCTAGTGCGGCTTCAAACAAAGCACTTGCTTCTATTACGATTACAGATGGTAAAATAACAGCATCTACAGACATAACTGTACCTACAAATAATAATCAGTTAACAAATGGTGCCGGTTATCAGACCGCATCCGATGTTACAACAGCAATTAATAGTGCAATAGGCGGAATTACGGGTATTGACTTCCAGGTTGTAACTGACTATCAACATCTTCCTGCTACGGGAACAAAAGGTGTGATATACCTTGTACCTAATAGTGGTACAGCGCCGAATGTTTATGATGAATATATTTGGGTAACAAATAGCGGTACAAGTTCGTATGAGAAGATTGGCTCTACAGCAGTAGATCTGTCTGGTTATTGGGCTAAAGCAGATCTTGTAGCCATAACATCTGCTGAGATTGATGCCCTGTTTACATCAGCAGCATAAGGAGTGTTCAAAATGGCCGATAAATTTCTAGATTATTCTGGCCTCAGCCGATTTTTAGATAAAGTTAAAGATTTAATTGCAACCAAAATGGATAAAAATGATCCAAGTGGAACAGGCTCTTTCTCAATGAATAGGAGGTCAGGGTCAACGATAGGAACAAACTCTTTTGCAGAAGGGAGCGAATGTACTGCAAGTGGCAATTTTGGCTCTCACGCAGAGGGATATTTTACTACTGCAAGTGGAGCTGCTTCTCACGCAGAAGGGTGGCAAGCCGTTGCAAGTGCTGTCAATTCTCATGTGGAGGGGGAAGGAACGGAAGCAGCCTCAGATATGCAGCATGTATCAGGCAAGTACAATGTCGTTGACCCTAATAATACTTACGCAGAAATCATAGGCAATGGTATAGCAGTCAATGCCCGTTCTAATGCTCGTGAACTTGATTGGAATGGTAATGAGTATCTTGCAGGAGACCTTACAATTAATAAGGGAACTGCAAGTGAAATGATTGTCGGTCAAGCGATAGCAGGAAAACAGGATGCATTGACGGCAGGGAGCAATGTTCAGATTTCAGGGAACACGATATCTGCGACTGATACAAAACCTACAAATCATACAAATGTAGGTACAGGGATGGAATCTGTTGCTAATAACACTTGGACAGATATATGGACAATAAGCAACCTTCCCGCAGGCGAATACATTATGCAGATTGCAGTTGCTTGGCAATCTTCGAGTAGTGCTAATTCTGATAACGGTACGGGGTACAGGCAGATTGAATTAAGAGATACTAATACAGCTGCAGGATCAGCAGGATGGATTAACACATGCGATGTTCAAGCAACGACAGGGATCAGAACCTGTCAACAAATGACATGTCCAATTAGACCATCATCGACAACCACATATAAGTTAAGTGCAAGACATAATGCAGGGACAACAATATACGCTATTCCTCGTATCAGGTATGTCAAGATAGAATAAGAAGACAAACAATATGTGTTGGAAATACTATAACCCAAATCCCGATAAAAACCTGGTCGGAGATTGTACTATACGAGCCATATTATTGGCTACAGGTAAAGATTGGGAATCAACCTATATGGGTATAGCTATGACAGGCTATGAATTGCATGACATGCCTTCATCAAATGCTGTTTGGGGTGCATATTTGCGTCAAAATGGATTTGACCGCTATATTATACCAAATGAGTGTCCAAATTGCTATACAGTTGAAGATTTTTGCTATGATAACCCATATGGATTGTATGTCTTGGCCACTGGAACACACGTCGTAACGGTAATAGATGGTAACTATTACGATACCTGGGATAGTGGAAAAGAAATCCCTATATATTATTTTAAAAAGGAGCTGCCAAATGGCCTATAATCCTAATTTTATTCAAAACCCTTATCAATTACCTTTTATTCAACCTCAACCTGCTCAAAATAGTGGGATTATTTGGGTAAAAGGCGAAGCAGAAGCTAAAGCATATCCGGTAACACCTGGTCAAAGTATATTGCTTATGGATAGTGATGCATCAGTATTTTATATAAAGTCCGTTGATCAGAGTGGTATGCCTTTACCACTTCGTATATTTGATTATACTGAGCGTGGTACAGATTTAGGTGTTCAAAATGCTCAGGCTAATGTAGAGCACATAACAAAAGAGGATTTCGAACGATTTAAAGAGGAAATTAGAGCGGAACTTCGTTCAAAGCAAAAATACCCTAAGGGAGGTCAAGTAAATGCCCAATCCTCTGTACCAACAACTTAATCCTCAACCTCAAAATAATTTTGCTAATATGTTGCAACAATTAAAGCAAAATCCAGTAGCAATACTATCTCAAAAATATAATATACCTCAAAATCTAAATGATCCTAATCAGATACTTCAATATTTATTATCTACCAGACAAGTATCTCAGGATCAAGTTAATCGTGCTATGCAGATGCGTAGCCTTTTTAATTAGTTTTCATTAGCTGCAGCGATGAAAATAAATTATTAACTGAAGGGAGAATCTCAATGACAGATTCTAACGTTGTAACAACCATGCCTGTAGCTCCGGCTTATTGTGGCGGTGGTAATGGTTTTGGGAACAGCTTTGGTGGAGACTGGGCCTGGATCATTTTATTGCTCTTACTTGCTGGTAATGGTGGATGGGGGAATGGTTTTGGTGGCGGAAATGATGGTGTAATGCCTTATATGTGGAATTCCGCAACACAGAACGAAATTTCCAGAGGTTTTGATAATGCTGGCACTACTGCCCAGCTCTCTGGTATCCAGTCAGCAATTGTTGAGGGTAACTACGCATTAGCTTCCCAGTTTGCAAATTGCTGCTGTGAAAATAGACTTGCTACCGCTAATCTCGGTGCCGATATAGCTCGTGAGGCTTGTGCGGACCGTGCTGCGGTATCCGATGGTATACGTGACGTAATCGTAAACCAGACGGCAAATACTCAGAGAATTCTTGATCAGATGTGCAACGACAAGATCGATGCTAAGAACGAGAGAATTGCAGACCTTGAGAGACAGCTTACAATGGCTAATCTTGCTGCTTCCCAGACGGCTCAGACAGCTCAGATCTTGGCAGATAACTCTCGTCAGACCGTTGCACTTGAACAGTATCTTAATCCTGTACCTGTTCCTGCATATGTGGTAGCTAACCCTAATTGCTGCCAGCAGAACAATGGTTGCGGTTGCGGATTCTGATAGGCGGTGATCAAAATGGCAGAATTTACTTATAATCCTATCCAGCTTATAACTGCTGGACAGAGTGCGATTCTGAACACTACCATTCCTTGCAACAAAGGTTATGTGTATCATCGCAATGAAAGTGGAATTGTAATTCTCCGAGGTATTGTGAATAATCCGACGAACTGTTATGCTCGATATAAAGTGACTTTTAATGGTAATATTGCTGTTCCTGAAGATGGAACACCTGGAGAAATTTCTGTAGCTTTGTCTATAGATGGTGAACCTTTGCTTACTAGCAATGCTATTGTTACACCGACAGCTGCGGATGCCTACTTTAATGTCACATCAACAGCATTTATAACAGTTCCAAAAGGCTGCTGTTTCTCAGTCTCTGTGGAAAATACCTCGACAATATCTATAAATATGCAGAACGCCAACCTTGTTGTTGAGCGTGTAGCATAAGAAAGGAGAATACAATATGAGAGTTTTGTTTGACATACAGGATATGCTTGAGGACGAGCTCAAAAAGATCTCCAAGAAAGACGATATTACATCTTCCGATCTTGACAATGTCTATAAGATTGTTGACATCATTAAGGATATTTCGACAATTGAGGCTATGAAGAACGCTGAACAAAATGGCTACTCACGCGATTACTCTATGGATTATGGCAATTCATATACGCGCGATGGGTATAGTGAACGTAGAGGACGCGACTCTATGGGTAGATACACTAGCCGTGATAGCGAATATAGCAGACATGGCAACAAGGATCGTATGATAGAGGATCTCAAGGTCATGATGCAAAATGCTAGGACCGAAGATGAGCGTAACTCATATCGTAAGGCCGTTGAACAGCTTGAGCGATAAGTATTTTCCTTGCTAACAGAACCAAGAAACACTCATACGGTAAATTAAAAAATGGAAAAAGATTTAATTACAGCTATCATTTTGGCAGCCCTCGGATCGACTGGTTTGTGGGCATTCATTTCATTTATAGCCCAGACTATAGTGAGAAGGTATGAAGAAAAGCACGGAGCTCGGACTGCAGCCGATAAGATGCTTTTAGGTTTAGGTCATGATCGTATCATTACCCTGTGTTCAAAATACATCGAACAGGGTTATATAACAACAGACGAGTATGAAGATTTAAACAAGTATTTGTATAAACCTTATCGAGATCTTGGTGGGAATGGTACTGCCGAGAGGCTAATGAAGGAGATTGATCAACTTCCAGTAAAGCCGAATTGATGGGTGTTTAAGGTTTAAAATGAAAGGAGTGGGGTACGTAGAAATACTGCCCCATTCTTTTTTACGCCAAAATATTATCCTATTTTAGACAACAAACAATAATTTTAAACAAATTTTAAGAAGGGTTAAACAAGGTGAATAAAATGAAAAACAAAGAATTAAGAGAACAGATAATAGAGTTCAGAAAAGCTTTTAATAGCAAAGATGAAATCAAAAACAGGCTTAATAGAATAGCCAATCATAAGAATTGGTTAGATGAAAGAGATTTACAATCAATGGAAGAATTAAGACTTAGTCTTGTATTTGGTATTGATATGGTAAAAGTTTCAATGGAAGATATCTTGAATGAGATGTCAACTGACACAATTACAGAAGAAGATAGAGCATTATATCAGGAATTTATCCTGTTGAGTGATGATGCAATAAAGTTATCAAATGAATTGATAGCATTAATAGATAAGATAGTTTAAGGAGGGACTTAAAATGAAAACTATAACTATAGATAACATTTATATTCCAATTGAGGAATACAGGAAAATGGATAAAGAAGCAGAAAGAAAAGCCAATGAAAAGATGAAGGCTTATAGATGGCCTACAATTGAAATCAAAATGGCATGGTACAGAGTATACATAAGAGAACAGATTCGTAATTATGCAGAGCAGAGATTGGTAGAGGCAAGAAACGAGTTAAAGAAACTTAAAGAGGAGGTTGAGAGCTAAGACTCTCGCCTTCTTTTTTACGTCAAAATATTATCCTATTATAAGAAGAAAGAAGCTTAATTGGTAAAGCGCTAGTTAAAAACTAGAGACTGCAGGTTCGATTCCTGCCTTTCTTCTTTTATTTTTTATCAATCAATCGGAGGTAAAACAAAATGACATTAACAAACCATGTAGAGGTTCTCTTAGAAATGGAGAAGGAAATCTTAGGCAAAGCAGAATTGATGACTGGCCATTGCGTATGGCGAAACAAAGTATGGGATGAATACCGTCGTATTTGGGGCTTGGTAAACCACTTATTTGAACTCGAGAAGCCAAGTCTTATGATTAAGAAAAAGATCACAAAAACAGTAGACGAGTTCTTCGATCCATATATGCGGAAATCCTGCATATCATGGCCTGGATTTGAAGAGCATGAGAAGCAAAAAGCAGCAAAACTTGTTCTCCCTCAGTTAGGACCAGATGGACAGGTTACAATGAAGGAAATACTTGACGACGATGAGAAAGGAGATCAAAATGATTGATATAAAAGAATTAAGTTCCGAAGGTGGTTGTAAACTAGATATTAAAACCGAGTATGGGAAGGATTCTTTCATCCAATATGGATCAGACCGTAAAGAGGATTGCTTTTTTATTGAATTTCACCATCTTGGCAGTCAACAAATCACTTGGAGAATGAATATCCCAAAGGAATCTATGCCGATATTTGCATTGAGATTAGGTCTTTTGTGTGGTTTGGATAAAGAGATTCCGAAAATAGAGGAGGAGAAAAATGATTAAAGCAGTAATCGTAGGTTTGGTTATATCACATTTCTTTTCAGTGTGTATAAAGCCAATAGAAGAACCTAAGTTACATTTATATGACCTATGGGCACGTATGTCTGTAGAGCAACAAGATAAAGCTGATATCAGGTTCAAAGCATGTGTTGTAGACATGGATGTTGATGATTTCAAAATGTTTTCTGCTGTAGTGGAAGCAGAAAGTGATAGGAAAAAAGGCAAAGAGAGTTTAGAGAACAGAACGCTAATTGCCGTTGTAATCTTCAACAGAGTAAAGAGCAAGAAGTTTCCCAACACGGTTACAAAAGTAATCAAGCAGAGAGGACAATTCAGCGTAGTTAGTTCAGGAGCATACAAACGGGTAGGCAGAAGTAATCTTGCTGATAGAGCCATCATCGAGGCATACCGCAGGATTAAAAATGAAGAAGCTCCGTTTATCCTGTACTTTAACTGTCGGGGTTTCTTTAAAGGACATAAAAAATATAAAAAAGTAGGAGATAATTATTTCTCTTATTAGAAAGGAGTATCAAAATGCCAACATTCAGTAGAAATTTATGTTATAATTGTATCCACTGGATCAAATGCGAAGGCGAATGTGGAGTAGGAAACTATATAGAAGAAACCGATGAGAATGGAAATCCAATGTTTGTAACATCGTGTTGTAGCTATGATGATAGTATACCAACACCAGATGATGAAGAGGAGGTTTAAAATGAGTCAAGAAGGATATGAATCCCCAATAAGAGTTATAACAAAAGAAATACATAATGAAATAACTGAAAAGCGGGAAGATACTATAGTTGGCATAATAAGTGAGGAAATTGGAGTTGAAGTAGACAAAAAGCGTTTGCTTGCAGCACTTAACTTTGACAGAACTCAGTATCAAGAAGCTTATAAAAAAGGTTATGATTCTGGTTACGAGGATGCGGAAAATGATATCCTAGCCGATATTCTTCCGATTTTTGGATTAGATCTTTCAAATTTTAAGAAAGATGATAAAAAAGAAGATCAACCAAGTGATTAAATTTACGTCAAAATATCATTCTATTATAGACATTATATGTCAAATACTTTTAATAATCACGGAGGTACAGATCATGAGTATTTCAACAATTTTAGGAGCAGCAATTCCCGGAACACAGATCAGTGCAGGTAGTGTACTTACCGCAGGCATCGTAGGCGCTGTAGGTGGTGTAGCTACTGGTATCGGAATGTATATCGGATTGAAGGTTGCAGCTAAGGTCGAAGAAAAAGAGGAAAAGAAGGTCAAGGAACCAGAAGAGGAGAAAACTGAGAAGGTAAAAGTAAAGGACGTAAAGTCAAAGAAGGTCAAAAAGATCCTTGATGAAGCAAAAGATGTAACAACAGAGGAGGTTGAGAGCTAAGGCTCTCGCCTTCTTTTTATTTTTCTAATCTTGTCAAAATAGGAGGACTAAATATGAATGGGTGATGGCGAATATTACATAGACTCAATAGCAAATGGTTGCTCAGATGTAAATGAATTATTGTGGTGTGTTATAGATTACTATGGTGATTCAATACGGAAAATAAGCGACAATTGCTATGATGGCAACGGTCCTAATTCTTATTGGGATACAACAATGATGGAGTGGTCATTCTGTGTTAATGCTTATATGACATTATTAAAGCAAATAACATCAACAGATTATGACTACGTTAATGACTTAACCAACGATTTAAATCGCTATTATAACGATTTAATCCGAGGATATGGAGAAGCTTGCCAGAAAGATCCAAAAAGTATGGCTAGTGAGTACTTTCTTTGTGCCATTGGCATGATGGAAGACCTTATCGATTACATTTATTGTGTGATCGGACTCTCCATTGATTGATGAAACCGCAGGAAGTGGATGCGGGATAAAAATATCAAACATCTTCACAGCGTGCAGACTATGAAACGAGAACAGCGACTGTGATTAAGTCCTAGCTTTTGGGAGTGATCAAAATGCTCATACTTTACCTTCTGATTTTGAGTCCCCCGAATTGGTCATTTTGGTTCCGAAAGCTAGGCATTTTTTCATCAATCAATTTTTATGGAGGTTCAAAATGGCTAATACAAACATTGAAGAAAGGTTTTCAACAAAGAGAGATATGCGAGCTTACATATCCACAACGAAGCGAGAGAGTTATAATCCATATGAGGAATTGGGTTATGCAATTATCTTGCAAACAGTAAAGGACTTCAAACGAGGCAAAATAAACAAAGTTCAAGCGGAATTGTTTTTCAATTCTGATTGGTTTGTTGAATTGTGTCTTGGTACACTTGACGGTCCAACAGTCTTAAAGAGGATCTTGGACAAATATGAGGAAAAGCAAAATAAAATTTAAATACACGGAGGTAAATTATGTTCAAACCAAAATACGATGGCGAGTTAAATCTCGTCGAGTACACAGATAGGTACGATCGTACAACTATCCGAATTGAAATCAATTTCAGAAAGGGTACGAGCGGAAGGAATTTAGATGCCTTACTCAAAAGGGGTAAGGCTCTATTTAAAGTAAACAAGGTTCAACAAGTAGAAACAGACATTCAACCAAAATAAATAATTTTTAAACACGGAGGTAAAATATGAATAAATATGGTTGTGTAAAGAGTAATACTAAGACATATTTATATAATGTTTTAAATAAATATTATATAACAAATGGTAACGAGAACTGGACCTATGTAGATGCAGCAGCATTACTCAAAATAGATAAAAATACTGTTAGCAAGCTTTGCAGGGGCTTATCATTTCCAAGAAAGAGAGCAACTCTTAATATGATTGCGGATCTTGCAGATAGAATAGGTCTTATAAGAGCCGAACCCTTACGGTATGTCTGCGGTAAAATGATTTGTGACTACATTTATTGTTCAGGTAAACTGCCAGAATCAAGTGGTCTAGGTTCAACACTTGTTTCGGAAATCTGTGATCTTGCAGAGCATGTTTTGGCCCTTGATGGCTTCAATTCCATTGTCAAAATAGCTAATTATGATCGTAACTCACCAATGCTTTCAGTGATTGGTAAGACAATCCCCGCTTGGATTGAAGGCTATGATAAGGACTATGCTGATTTAGCTCTTAAATCAGAAGCAGAGTTTAAAGAAATTACAGGTCATGAACTCACATACGACGAGCTTGTAAACAAATGCAAAATTCTTGAAGAGGAGCTTGAAGAGGCAAAAAGACAAGTTGAGTTCTCATGTCCTCTTGCAGATCATTGTACTTGTCATGGCAAAGAGATACCCATAGTAACTCCAGATGAAAGAATAAAAGCCTATAAGGATTGCTTCTGTTGGGGAGTTGAAGAGTACGGAAATCGTATTCGTACTCATATTGACGGTCGTGATATTCTCAAAATGCTTTATGGAAAGATTGACTACGATGAATTCGAAACGGTTGTCGATCTTTTTGATGAGGGATTTAATGATGATAAAATCCATGATATAGTCGATTGCATCTTAAAAGTAGCTATTAATGATTTAACACAGGAGGCTCAAAATGAAAAGACGAATGAAGCATGACAGAATCCATGATACTCTTATGTTCAACTGTCAGGAATTCCAGACTATTCTGGATTCCATGATTGACTTTAAAGCCGTTGATGACGGACATCAAAGGCAATTCATAATAAGCATTGGCAGAAAGGCTCCGGTTATTAATCGGAGTCAGCCTAGGCTTTATTGTGTGCATATCACCTATCTATATGATGGTGAAGCATATGAATTGTTAAAGCCGTCATATAAGGCCTTGAATCAAAATAATGTAGATGACTATGTTAATAATTTAGCAGCATTTATCTACGAATTTAGTGAAGCCTATAATGACAAACCTCTCAAAATGTTTGAGGACGAGTTCTTCGAAATGGTTCGGAGGGGTGATGTCAGAAAAAATACTGAACCTCAGATAGAAGTTCTCATATCTGGATTGAAAGGAGGGTCAAAATGAATATAAATATAGGCGACTTTGTTGTTGGCACAAAAGAGGCTAGTCGAGAATACAGTATAACTGTAGAAGGTTGGGTTGGTCAAGTAATAAGCATTAAGCTCGGTGCGATCGATGACATAAAGATACAGGGTTATAATAATGAAAGTGACAAATTAGACAACTTCTGGGTTAACTCCAGTTATTTTAAAGTGATCGGAAGACAGACTGAGAAAATTAATCTTGCCACTATCAAAGAGGGCGATTATGTACAGGCCAAAGAGTCAACTGATAGCTATAATCATTGCCATTTAGAACCTGGATTTATTGCCAAAGTTGTTAAATCTATGGGAGGCGATTTATTTAGAAACTACTCTGTATGGGATTTATCGGTTGAAATTCCTGGTAATGAATCGTATAGAAAAACGTCTCAGGATTGGGTTAATAGTAGTCGTTTTGTCCGTATTGTACCGTTATCTGAGGATGGGTCTAACCCTATTGACAGGAGGACAGGATCGGATGTCAATGGCGAAGCTCTTAAAGATAGTGATGTGGTTGAGATCCTTACTTCTGATTGTGGTGGTCGTATAGCCGAACATTCTATTGGTGATAGGTTTGTCGTTATCCATGTAGATAAATTTGATCCAGGATTGGACATTCAAATAGAACCAATTGATGATTTTAACGATCCTGATCCTGTTAGGCATATGTTTTGGGTAAGTGGCAAGTATGTAAGATTAGTTAATAATACTGAAAAGGAGAAAACAAAAATGGATAAAAAAGATCACAAGGAGACAAAATTTGAGATCGGAAGTTATGTTACAGCAAAGAAGACATTCCGCTATGATGGTGAGGAAATTGTACAAGGTCAGCGATATGAGGTATCCGATTGTGGTAGAGCATGCGTCGAAAAGATACAGATTGATCTTGGCCCTAAATATTGGTGGGTTCCCAAAGACAAAATGACACCAATTTCTTCTTCTGGTTCGGAATATGCTGGAACAGATGTTATGCTCAAAATAAAGGATGTTATCTATAGTAATCCTGCCACTATCGTTTTCTGGGATGATGGGTCTAAGACTGTTGTCAGGTGTGGTAAGGATGAAACCTTTGATCCCGAAAAGGGTTTGGCTATGGCTATTTCTAAGCGTGTGCTTGGATCTAATTATGCTTGGCATGGACGCTTTAATAAATGGATGCCTAAGAATAGAGCTGAGAAGAACTCTAAGAAGAAGGGAGAGGACAAAAAGGATGAGTAAATGTTACAAATGTGACCGTTGTGGTGAGATATATGCAGATGTAGATTCTGCTATCAAAATAAAAACTATAAACGGTAAAGAAATGCTTGCAAAACTAATTCGTGTTCCCAATGGCTATAATGATCTTGATCTCTGTGATGCATGCTATAGACAATTGCGAGCTTGGTGGAATGAAGGAATCCCACAGATTGCTCCGATTGAGGACACAATCCTTGGGAGAACCGAAGATATTGCAGAACCACATCCAGAGGAGGTGAGATCATAATGGCTAAAGATGATACTAACAGAGCCTATCTTTGTGATGGCTTTGGCTGTGATGAGCGATGTGGACTTAAGAAGCCTGAAGAATGGGCTAAATATGAGTGCCATCATACGATTAATGAAGCTCATGCCAAAAACAAAATCCGCAGGCATCGTAAATGGAGGGCCTGCAAGGATGGTAAATTCATGGAGGTGGAAGATGGCAAAAAAGATTGTTAACTTCGCCTTTTGTAGGACTTGTAAATACAGGTTCAAAAAGGAGTCTGATGAGCCTTGTTGTGACTGTCTTGAATTAGCAGTTAATGATGATAGTGTAAGACCGGTCTATTACAAGGAAAACAAGAAGAAGTCAAAATGACTTAAATAAATTTTAAAGGAGGTTTTCTTATATGGAAAACGTTGTAACACAGATCTTGGTTAATGTATTGCTTTTCTTCATAATGGCAGTACTCGTAGTTGTTGGTAATGCTTTGAGGAAGTGGCTTGAGGCAAAGGTTGCTGAGTCAAATGATCGGGATAAGACATCAATTTATGGCATGCTCTACGACATTGTTCGAATTGTTGTCCAAGGTATCGAACAGATGTATTTGGGCGATGTTGGTGAAGCTGGTGAATGGTCATCATCTGAAAAGAAGTCGGCGGCAGTCAAAAAGGTTGCTGAATGGGTAAAACAGATGGGTTATGAAGGAATTGTATCCGATAACTTGATTGATTCATTGATCGAAGCAGCAGTCAAAGAGATGAATGATGAGCTGCCTCCTGAGGAATCACTATAAATTTACGTCATAATACTTCCCTATTATAGACCTATAATAAAGGAGGATTAAATTTATGGCAAAAGAATTTAAAGTAGAGTTTGAGGATGAATATGTGGAGATCAATGAGTTGATCGCTGCTTATATTCAAGAAATTATAGATTCGTCAGACGAAGGTGAACGACGAATGCTCACTGATGAACTGGAAATCCTACAGAGAATAAGACGCGATAACTATAAAAAGGTAAATGAAGCAGATGAGTTTGAGCGTAAACTCAAAATATGGAAAACAGTTCTTGAAGTAGTAGGCATTGTATTGCCTGTAGTTATGACCGGAGTTGGATTGTATGTAAGTAGGAAAAACTTAATAGATCTTTTACAGTATGAGTTAAATGGAAGCGTAACTAGTCTTTCAGGCAAAGTTTTGATTCCGAAAGCATTAAAGGTCTAAGGAATTTAGGAGATAGCAGAAATGTTATCTCCTTTTAATTTATATCACAGGAGGTGTTCATATGAAATGATTTCAAAATGGTTAATGGCAAATAAACCATCCTTATTGGTTGGAGGTAGCTTAGTTGGTATTGTAGCTTTAGGGGCAGTTTCGTTTTATTCTGGTTTAAAATGCTCAAAGATTCTGGATGAATATAAAAATGACGAGAACCTAACTTCTAAAGAAAAAGCAGCCGGATTTGTTAAAGATAGCTGGCCTTATTTAATCCCACCAACATTATTAGCTATCGCTGATTGTGGCATGGTTCTTGGTGCTCATAATGAATTAGTTAAAAGAGCTGGTATAGCTACAGCATTAATGGCAGCAGCTTCGACTAAAACAGCAGATCTCAAAAAGCAGATGAGAGAAGATCTCGGAGAGACGGCATCTGAACGAATTGAGAAAAAGGCATTAGCTGAAG